CTTGGAAGAAGTTTTTTTTAATAGCTTACATCAATAAGGAAAATTGTGTAGTTATTAATCGTAAACAGAATACTGTCTCAACGTTTCGTGTTAAGGAAGGAGATATCAGATTAAAAATTTGTCATGATGGAGCTGCTCATTGGTTTTACAAAAAGTATGTGGGAGGATATAAGACCATCCTGTCCACCACCAGTAAGCTACTTCATACTAATCTTCAAACTATGGAGACCATATATTTGCTGAAAGAGAAAACAGGCAACCACATGAAGATGAAGATGCGTGAGTTGTTTGACATCATTCAGACCATCGGCGATGGTTCTGACAGGGTGATTGATTTAACAGCAGCACCCGGCAATCTTGGCCTCATTTTTGGAGAATTACAACAGGGGAAACGCTACTTTCCTTACACCATTAACAATAAACTCAGCTGCCCGCATGGTACATTGCAAAAATTTACAAACGAACACATAAATTATGATACTCTTGATGAAGTGGAAATCAAGGAAAGCGATATCATTGTTGTGGATCTATTTTTGCATGAGTTTCATTTGTTACCAAAATTGCTCGAAAAGTTAGCACCAACTAATCACTTGATCATTAAAAGTGATCCATATCAAGTTGGTGGTTTAACATTCCCATTTGATAACTTCAAATTCAAGAAAATCTACAAGATGGAACATTCATTAATACAATGCGGTGAGTTGTATTATTATCTTAGTGGTTACCTTGAAAATTTGAAACCTAGCAACAAAACAAAAGAAGTTGATGTGGATCAAGTAAATAACACTGAACACGTCATTGCTAGATATCAAATGATTGAGCAAAGTGAGGATAATATAGTGGCACAAGAATGCATGATCGCTAAACACTTTAACACCCGCGTTAAATTTTCGGTTGATGAAGAATCATATAATGAATTCATTCAGAAAAACCAACTACGTAAATATCCAAAACCAGAAGACTTCACACTATCTTGTCTCAATGGAATTGGTGGCTCACGCAAAACACAACGTGTAGTTAATGTTTATAAAGTTGGTACTGATATGATTGTTAGCCCTATCAGAGCGCAATCAGATAATTTAATGCCAGAAGGGTCAAAGACGAAGCAGGAAATTTACACTTACATCGTGTTAATAAGTTACTTGCATCGCAACCCAAGTGTCAAAGTGAGACATCTTTATATTGACGAATGCTTCGCAATGCAACCATCAGCTATTGCGTATTATTATGCTATGCACAAGAATGGACGTATCGAAAACATACATTTAATGGGTGACTCTAAGCAGATTGGTCCGTACTGCAAAGATCATACCAGTTTAGATTTTGAACTAAATAATTATGTGGTTGAAACACATAGATTACCTCAAGATGTAACACGTATGTTAGATACTTACATTCCAGATGCACGCACAGCGTCAAAAGTTGTCAATTCTTACAAGAAAATTGAAGAATTAAGCGGTCATGTCGTCGATGTAGCATTGGCTTTTACCCAAGAGTGTAAAGCTTATTTAGCTACTTTAGGATATAAGAGTATGACGGTTAACGAATCACAGGGTATGACATTCAGTAAGGTGTTGTTATACTTAGATGATTATTGTCACGTACAGACAATCGACAAAACCGTATCAATACGTCAGGTTTATGTGGGTGCCTCACGGCATAAGGATGAGTTGCTAGTCTATGGTAAGAGTACTCCAGAGTTGCAGATATTGTTAACTGTTCAAGGAGCACCTATTGAAGAAATCATAGAAGAAGCATGCATCCCATTAGTCACTGAACCACAAATCATTGTTGAAGATGTAAAGCGTACTTGGAGGGGTTTCAACACTCAAATCACCACCAACAAACAGTCCGCAATTGATGTTCTTATGAACTTGAACGTCAAAAAGAATTTTACACACAGCTCTGATATTCGTATTGAACCTCTGAAACTTAAACAAATCGACGGAACGCAAATGAAAATCTCCGATGGCATATTACACCCGATTGATGTGAGCATTTCTGGTAGTAAGTTGTCAGACCAACGTTTTGTGTTACCATATTACAGCAAGGACAGCTTTGGTACACTTAACACACAAATAGCAAGGTATGCAACAACACGCGCGCGCAGGGCACCAAATCATTTTAAAAATTTACAAACCGGTTTGTCTAAATTTGTTGATATGGGTAAGTTTAAAAGTCTTAAGGTAGATAACGATCGATTGACACAACATTTCATCAATTACGTCGTTGAGCTACAAAAGAAAATTAAACCAGCAACAACAGACATCGGTCGTATATTGAGTTTGCCCGGTACAGTGCGAAAAGGTACAGCTATTGAAGGTTTGGAGTATGATGAAAATGCCATGGTAGATTACTACGTGTTGGACGAAGATGGAGTAGACTTGGAATTAATACCCATGTCCAATCTTAAAACATTAGTGGAGAAGATCAACCCTATTGTTAATCGTAAACAAGTAGTCGACATGTTTGATACAGATTTAGCCAATCTGAGGTCTCGCATGATCACTTTCACCATGAAGAAACAAGACAAGCATGATCCTAGTGGTTTAAAAGAAACTACTGGTAAAGCTGGGCAAGGTGTTAGTGCCTGGAGTAAAGTGCTGAACTTGTATTTCTGTGCCTATTCACGATATCTTACAGAATGTATTTTTCAGTGTACCAAGTCAAACGTTTTATTAGCGTTTAACAAAAGTGACGCTGAGTTGTCAACATTTTTCGCTAAGTACAAAGATCAGTACACAAGCGAGAAGTACACAAATATAAACTGTGATTTTAGTGAAATGGACACTTCTCACACAAAAAGTATGTTAGAATTGGAGCTTGAGTTGTTCGGTTTGATGGGTGTAAATCATAAAATTATTGATTTCTACGCACAAATGCGCACGGAATGGTGTAACATGTATCAATGCAGTGAAGGTATATCAATGTTACACGGTCTTTACATGCAACATTCAGGACAACCACTTACGATAACCGGGAACACTATATTGAATATGGCTGTACTAGGTTATGCGTACCGATTCGATGACATACTATATGCTGCGTTTAAGGGTGACGATTCCCACATACGCGCTAAAAAAGTAACCGCTGTACGAGGAAGGAAAGCTGCGATATACGAAGAGCACGGGTACAAGCTGAAGATCAGCTTTGAAAAAGTATCTGAATTCATCGCTAACTTCGTTACACCGTATGGTTTCTTTCCAGATGTTGTACGCAGATCTGTCAAAGCGGTTAGTAAGATCTATGAAAATGAGGAATCTTGGGAGGAATCACGTGTTAACCTGAAAGAAGTACTAAGTATGGTTAACTCTGCTGAGAAATACAAGATTGGCGTTGATTGCGCTGCAATTCATTACAGGGATAAAGGGGTGGCTATTAATGCAGAACAGGTGGGTCTATTGTACCAATACCTAATACAATTGAGCGAAACCGATTATAAGGACGCTGAATTTATTCAGGCTACTGACAGACTCACCTACTCTGATAATTATCAGAGCAAGTGAGTCCACCTTTTTCTAATTAAATAATATACTACACCATATTATAACTCCACATCCTTTATAACATAATGAATTCCACACCTCAATTAGTAGACAATAGCATGAATTTTGACCCAATGTCTGATTCAACATCTATGCCAGAGCAATCACACGGAAAAGCTTTAACACCATCTCAAGCATTCGTGTGTAAGGTCACGCATCCCCCAACAACTGTTCCGGAATTTTCGGGATTACCAACTCAGGATGCAAGAACACAAGTGGTTTATAACATGCGCAACATCGACGTGTTAAAAACACCTGTTACCTTTGACTATGGCACAGGCAAATTTGCGTCTAATTCATGGGCAGATCACAACGACTATTCCATAATAGTCCCCACAGGCGCTCGCATTAAATGGTTCGGTTGCTGTTACACCTATACAGCTGGAACTGGTTTAACCGGCACTTACATACAAGATGTCGGTAATGTTGGTGTGCAGGATAATTTTGAATTTCAAAATTGGTCTAATACTGTCAATCTGTACAGACCCTGCTACAAATCCATCACCATGTATCCTAATGTAACGGCTTTCAACAACCAAGGTATTGTTTCAGTACAACAATTTAATCCCAACATATTGTTTTCTGGTTCATTATCTTCAATGTCATATGAACAACCAAAAATGTTTAATATGGCATTGGATCATTTGTACAGCGTCAAAGGTGATGATTTATTTTTCACCAGCGAAACTCACAGCGATTTCCATCATGCACTTATTGAGAACTGGTTCAAAACACGCAAATTAAGATCACGCGGTTTGAATCTAGATCCCAACAATTTTCTCCAGATTATCAACATGGGTAAAGTTGGCTATGATAGTGATGCAGTATCACTTGTGCCAACCCCATCACAGATTGCTCAAAATTCTATGCGATCATATCAGGATAAATTTATCAACGGTGCATTCGTTGTCAGTCGCGTCAACACCTTATCACCAAAGTGGATGTCTGGTTCCAACACCCAGTTATCCACCAAAGGATTGTATGAATGCTGGTCCTATACCATCGGACATGATGATGCCGCTCATCTAACACAGCTTCTTGATCCAGCAAACGCAGGTAGTTCTACTGCACCAGTGATGCTTGATACTCTGTGGACATCCGATATGACATGGCAAATCATTCGTATGCAGGGTATCAGTCCTAACATGGTCACTCCCTCCGACAACAACAGTGCAACCGTTTCACCTATTGCTATCAAACACTATTATGGTATTGAAGCACAGCCAGTATGGAATGGCCCGTGGAATGGTATTGCACGCATGTCACCTAAACCATCATTGTCAGAAATGCAGGCTTTAATGGATACTTTCTATGAAATGCCTGATGGTATGCCAGCGAAGTATAATGCACTTGGTGCATTTCTGCCCTTTCTTGCGTCAGCATTGCCACACGCTCTCAGTTTCGTTAAAGACCTTATCGCCAACAAGAAGTCAGAAGCTAAAGGAACTGTCGCAATTCCCACAACCACCAAGCGAGAAAGAGCTGCCACAAAACCCATTTCTAACAACAGTGACAAACAAACAATTGCAAAATTGCAACGACAAATCGCAAATATGCAAATTAACAACCAACCAACCAACAAACGTAGTAACAAGCGCAACAAAGCTCGTCGAGGAAAGCCGATTCCAACCATGGTTTTCGAAAGATCTAAACGATGAGTACACAATGCTTTATAGTATACACACCACTACGAATCCTATGGGTAACCTACCAGCGTACAACACAGGTTTTTATCATTTGAAACATTTTGAAGAACATCTTGCACAATTTTTGAATGACATCCATATTGATTTAGAATGGTATGTTACTATCACAAGTAAGTTTTTGTTGTTACCAGATTCTACACCAACTGAACGCTATAATTTATTAGTATCTATGCTATTACGTTATCACTCAGAAAAGCCGAAG